AGCGAATTTGCTAGATTCTCGTTGACAACGGCGCAAGCTATTGTTAACAATTTTCGGGAGGATTTGTCTGTGACTGTGTTCTCTTATTTGCAGCGAAGCTGTAGCCCAGCACCCTTTCAAGTTGTTTATAACTTGGTTGACAAAATTGTGCATGACGATGTTGTGCGATTTTGGTCTTTTGTTTTGGCTTGTATTGCGGTTCAGCAATTCAAGCCGTTGGAACGGTATGTAACGTTGCGTGGTCGATTGGCCAAGGCGATGCATGATGCTCTTCCATCTGAACTCGATCCTCGAGTTCAACGGCGTAAGGCCCTGTGGTACGTCGCGTTCTTTGTTCTGGTAACTCGGTGCATTAACCCGCGTGTATTATACAGGATGACACCAGGTATTGCGATTACTTGGGTTTGTGCTTTCCATGTACGCAATTGTATTGCGTTGGATGTACAACCAGTCCTGCAAGACATTTCGACAGTTGTAGCGTCGTCGAGTTTGACGCCACCACCTTCATCGGTGAGTTGGACTATAACCCCGAACGCTGTGTTGGATACCATCACTTCTTTTCGAAGAAGCAATGTTGCCATTTCGCAAGAGATGGCTATCCCGCAAGTTCCAATTGAACAAATGTCTGTGCCGACCGATGAATTAGTTAAAATAGTTCGTCGTGTGACGCACAATTCGGTGGATTTTATCGAATTTGTAGGAACGGGGTTTTGCATGTCCAAGGGGAAAGGTTTGACGACCAAATTTTTCATTGTGACAGCTGGTCACAACTTCGCACCCGGCATAACATACTGCACCAAGAATAATGTGATGTATGAACTGAAGGAGTCTGAAAAGATTTATATCTCGAATGACACTATCATGTTTCCTATCGAACGACCTTCTTGTCAACGCCTCACTGTGAAACCATTTCCTTTAAAACGGTTAGTGTTTTCTTTACCAGTGACTGTGTGTGCAGTTGATGCCGAGGGGAAGTGTTTTCGTTCTTCAGGGATGGCATCTCGTGTGCCTGGGAAGAGCGATAAACGCGCCACTTATTCTTCCGAAAAGGGGTTTTCTGGTGGTCCCGTCATTCAAGGCGGCAATGTCGTCGGTGTTCACACCGGCGCGGTGAAGGAAGATGTTTTAAACAACTTTCAATCCTTGCTCATTTTGATTGCTCCCAATCGAAAAGGCAGTATCATCTCTGGTGAGACTTCCGTTTCGAGCGGTGATGAAGAACGGGACAGCGAAATTGACGTAGATGATTATTTCAAAATTATGTCCAATGGACGTATGGCGGATGACATCGGTTTCGTAGATGATTACGGCCATGAGGATTTCGACAATTTCCGAAATGAATTCAACGACAAGTATCGTCAGTATATGGACGATCTCGATGATGACGACGATGAAAATCGACTATTCAACGAGATGAAAGCCGAAAAGGCTGATTTGCTTGCTCAAGGGTATTCTATTGGAAGTGCAGAGTCTAAGAAACAAGACAAAGAGTTTCTTACACGCTTCAACAAGAAGATGAAGAAGAAAGGTTACGAGTCCACGTCTGGGCAAAAGGTTCCTTTCTCATCGTTCAAGTTAATCTCGCAAGAGGGCATGTTGAACTCAATTGAAGAAGAAAGTAAAGTGGATTTCTCCAGGGGAGGGCAGGCTCCCCCAAACAACTGCACCCGAGGCGCGACGTCCGAGTTAGTAGAGAAAGTAGCACAGAAGTGCGTGAATCTTTCCTTCGAACACTCAAAACAAGTTACGCTGAACAGTTTGACACCGGCGTCAACCATTTCTTGGGAAACGCTCGTATTGCCTTTGACGCAACAGATAAACCTCTTGGAAGAGTCTGTAAAATCATTGGCAGAGCGCGAAGCAAGAATGCCGACAAAGGGCGATTCATTATCGACGTTAGTCCCGAAGCAGAACGAGTCTGTGGTAAGTTTTTCTGGGCCAGAAATGGAAACAGAGAAGCCGAAGACAGAGCCCGAGATGCTTACATCCAAGGACTTAACCGAGAGAAAGCGTTTGTTGAACCAAGTTCAGGAGTTGAGACAAAAGGTGTTGACATTCAAGTCGAAGCAGCTGTCAGAAGTCGCTTTAGACCAGGTATGTCGCCTCTTGAATGCATTGAATACTATTGTGACAGAGCAACCCCGAAAACCGGCAGACTGAGGTCTGCCATGGGTTCGACGTTTGTCTCCGATGATGTTCTCCACGAATATTGCCACCGTCATTTGAAGGTTACTCCGGTACCTTTTGACAGTTTGTTTGAAGTCGTGGATGAGGTCGTGTTCTTGCGTGAGAGTGTCCTTGATATTCTCATGGACTTGTTGTGTGACACGAAGTCAACCGGTTCCCCTATTTCGTTTACCGCTCCTTTAAATTCTGAACTGAAGATTCGGTTCAAGGCGGAGTTTAGAATGACGCTGCAAAGCAGAATTCGAAAACTTTTGAAGTTAGGAACGTTGTTGTTGACCGAGTGGGAAGGCGCCGCCATGGGGGTTGAAGAGGAGTCAGACTTTAAAGACTTGCTCGGTTACGATTTGGAATCGTTTCCGGAGATGGCAAAGTGGTTCGTTGAGAACAATTTTGCGGACCCGGTCATGATGAAGATCAAGAACGAGCCTCGAAAAGTCGGTAAAGTCCCTCGTTTAATCAACATGGTTTCTAGTCTTGCAAATACTATTGCTCGTTTGACACTTCACAATTTGCTTGTGAAGGAACAAGCTGACACGACATCACATGTCGCTGTCGCCTTGGATCTTGTCACTCGCGACAGTACTCGTCGATTGTATGAAACATTCGTCGCAAATGCACCGCTCTACTCTTCAGACATTCGTGGATGGGAGTGGGAGATTGATCCGCAAATGCATTGGGATGATTTTTACATGAAAGCGCATCGTATGGGGTTAGCCCATTCTGGTCGTCCCGTAAAGGGCACCTCACGAGGCCATTTGGCTTTGTTGATGGGTGCGTATTACGTTGAGTTGAACAGTGTTCGACAGACGCCAGAAGGTGATTTGCTCATGTCTGGACCTGGGGATGGTATCTCAGGTAAATTGAATACCTTTTCTTCCAACTCGGAGGAGCGTTCTTTACTCTCCTATCGAGTCGCGCATTTGCGCGGTGCGGCTGACGACTTTTGGTGTCTCAGTGCAGGGGATGACAACGAAGAAAACGTTAATTCCTCGGCTGAAGATTACAAGAGGTTTGGATACCACATCACTGATCAAGAAGTATGTACAAGAGAATTTACTTTCTGTTCTACCCATTTTGGACCCGAGGGTTCTTATATGGAAAACATTGAGAAGTTTTTCGTCAATTGTATGTACGATCAAGACTCGTGGGCGGAGAAGATGTTGCAATTTGAAATTTTGTTCAAATTGCATCCGGAGTATTTGCATTATGCAGCTTTGCTTAATGCAAATCTCCCCACTCCTGTCGTGGTGGGCTGACGCCCTGCCACGCCCCGTTTGCCACTTCCGGGGATTATAAATCTAGAAGTGGCGTTAGGCAGTTCTGCACTCTGCCTCAGAATCTTTTTGATTCGAAAACAAAAGTGGTGCCGTAGTTGTAGCATGGTTAGCTTTTCCGTCTCGCGCCGATTATTTATCGGTGAGGTGACTTTTATTCGTAGATGTTTCACTCGATGTGTTACCTCTCGAGTGAAAATGAAAAGTTCAAAAATCGATGCTCCTACGAAGAAGAGTTCTTCGCGAAAGCGAAGAGCTGCTTTGAAGGGCTCTGGTGATTATACCACAGAGAATTCCATTCGTGAACCTATGGCTCGGCTTGAGGCTAAGCTGGACCATATTGAAAAGTCAGTCAACAAAGTTGCGAATCCCAAGACCATCGCGTCAACCGCTGGTAGAGCTTTAGGCTCTTTGGTTGGCATGGGCGATTTAGGTGGTCTTGCTGGTGAAACAATAGCAAAACTTTTCGGTCATGGTGATTTTGAAGTAAAATCCAATTCCATCATGAAAGGTGTTGAGATGGATGGACCTGTGGTGCCAAAGTTTACTCAGCACGGTAAACGCGGAACAAGAATCGTCGAGAGAGAGTATCTCGGCGATATTGTGTCCGGGGCCCTTGTGGGTGGTGCGACTGCGTTCACCAACACAGCGTATGCCATCAATCCGACCAATGCGCAAGCCTTTCCTTGGCTTTCGACCGTTGCTCAACAGTTCGATCAATGGGAACCGCATGGGATGGTGTTCGAGTTTGTCTCAACTTCATCGGAGTACAACGGTGCTTCACAAGCACTTGGTACTGTGATCATGTCTACTGACTATGATTCACTTGACTTGCCTTTCACAAGCAAGCAAACGATGGAGAATGCAGATTATGCTTGTTCCACCAAACCATCCGTGTCTTTGATTCATGGGATTGAGTGTGATGTTAAGGAGCGACCGCTCCCTGTCATGTACACTGGTTCGCATGCTTCTGTTGAGTCGCGTTTTCAGGTTTTGGGTAATTTCCAAATCGCTACTATGGGTTGTTCCGTAGCAGGCGTGACGCTTGGAGAATTGTGGGTGTCGTATGACATCACATTCTACAAGAAACAAATTACCCCGCCTCCATACATTGGCCCAGGATTGAGTCAAGGCGGGACTAGTGTTCTCGGTTCGGGATTGTTCTCGAACCCAACGGTGTTCCAATATCAAAAGTTGCTTACTATTGATAACGGTACATCTCCTTCATTTTCGTTGGTGCGGTTTGATCCGAGTGTTACCTCAGGGTATTTTCTCGTCTATTACAGCATCGCTACGTATCATGGAGAGCCATATACATGGCCCGTTCCCACTGGTTCTGTTGGTTGCGCTATGGTTAGTGAATCCGGGTTTCCTTCTCCTGCAGTCGTGGGCGCGTCTTATGACCGTTCATGGCTTGTGCAAGTGTTAGGATTTATACCCGGTGGAGCGTATTTTACTATGACGACTCAGCTTGTTGCTGGGTCATATTGGCAATTATGCATCTCTCAAGTCCCCTCCCAGTTCGCATTATCACATTGATAACGCGGACACTTGTTAAGGAACACAAGACAAAAGAAACCACTTTTAAGTGCTTGATATCGCAAGGTATGCGAA